CCATAAGAGGGCAAATCATTTAGTTTAGTGTGGATTCGCGGTTCTGGCACACCTCGGTAAGCCGATTCGTCCCGAAGGCGGACAATCTCTCCCAATTCCGCCATTGCGATTTCTTTCATTCCGAATAGTGCCTAGCCGAGCCATTTTCAGGGAAAATCTTCCCAATGGGGGTCGTGGGTCTGGATGCGCGCTCAAAAAAGGTGGGGGTCATCCTATCGCGCTTAGAACTATTGCATTGAGAGCAGCAAGCCACCATATTAGAAGCTTCATCAGTTCCACCCTTGCTGATAGGTATCAAGTGATCAACTGTATTGGCTTCTTGACCGCAGTAATGGCAGGTATTGTAATCGCGTTGTAAGACTTGCAATCTGGTGCGTTGATAGTAAGTGCTGTTATATCTTCTACTCAATGCCATCCTCGAGTCTCAAGGTGATTAAGTGCATCGCAAGCATCTTTATATCTATGGCGAATGTAGTTGTAATGCACATCTATTTGCTTCTTAGGGCTAAGGTCTCTATACCAGGTAGAACGCATCTGACCAAGGCCGTAGTGAGATCCATTGCGAGCTTTAGGATTCCATCTACTCTCTTTATGAATTAGCCAGTTATAACATTGGAATTCTGACCAATCCATTTTATTGTAAGCATAAAGCTTGAGATTCATATCTGCTTTTGATGGGCTTTGATTAAATATTGAAAGTAATGCAGCTATTAACGCTGTAGCCATCAGGCGAAAGCAATGGCCCCCCTCAACCTCTTGGCTTGGGCCAGCTGCGCGCCCGTCCAACGGCGTGAGTGTATCATCGATGTCAAGTAGCATTAGCATAACTCCTGTTCAGAGCGGTGTTTTATTATTCTAACTCCCATATTTTCTTAAATTCTAACTGGCCTGATTGAAACGCGTTCTTCAGCGTTTCTTTGCCATCACTATGGAACTTAGTCATTAGATAAGGCTCTGACTGACTACCTTCTAACCAATCAATTACTTCACCATTTGGATCAATAACTATATCGTCCAGATAATTGAACTTATCCAATATCGCATCAACTGATGACTCTCTAACTGATTCGACTATTTCGCTAGGGATATTAGCTTTGACCCAATCTACAAATCTCTTATCTGATTTAATAACCCACTTAAATTTAGGCTTAGTAGTAGTTACATAGGCAATAACATCATCGCCATATTCAGCCTTAACCCTATCTGCCCCAATAGCGTCCATCTCGGCCTGTAAGGCCGTTCTTAGCCTATCCTTGGCCTTCTTAGCCTCATCAGCTATTAGGCTGACTGCCGCTAGTTCCAGACTCAATTCCTTGATTCCCATTCCTGCGCTCCCTTTCCTTAGCTCTTCTTAACCTAGTTTCCAGCGATTCTAGGTTGATACCGCAATCTTTAGCAATAAACTCCTTATCAAATCCCCATTCCATCAGCTGACGGATATATCTAATAGAATGGGGTTTGCTCATTTGTCTTTACCTGCCCAGCCTTCGCCTTTGAAGTGGATTGGATTGGGTCTCCAGACTCTCCACATTGCAACCTTGCAATTATCGCAGATTACTTCACTTCGTAAGGTAAGTGGCTGATATTCATCCTTTGTCGCATCGCATTTATCGCAGCGATATTCATAGAGCGGCATTGTAAGGTCTTTCTTTAGTCTCATTACCAGTCCAATAGCGTTCTGATATTGATTCCAATCCAGCAGCTAATCGGCATATTCGACACTTTGCTGCCTTCATCTTCCATTTACCACATTGGTCGCACCGGACAATATCGTCCTCTTTGGCCGTAACGCGATCTGATGGATAAATGATTCTTTGCATAAAGCACCTTTGGCATTCAACTAGCCAGACTTCCTCAGGTGCTTCAGCAATATCTGTTGAATCGTATTTATGCAGCTCAATATGCGGAGTAACTAGCTTGCAATTTGAACAGATAAAGGGATGAGCATCTTGCTTCATTTCTGAAAGACCCAATGCCCATCTGAACCAATACGCATCCACTTAGCAGGATGACCAGATTTAGGAGTTGGACATACCCAGCCCCTATATTCTTTGCCTTCTTTAGTGCCAGTCTTCAGCACCATTGGCCCATCGCCACCAGAGCAAAGCGGTATCTCATCAATTATATCTGCACCAAATTCTTTAGTTATCTGTGCAACATCCCAAACAATTGGCTCAGGATCATTAGGCCGTTGCTCTTTTATGAATTCAGCAAGCGCTGGTTTAGTCGTTTCAATTGCCTTCTTTGGGCTTTGTTTAGTCTTAGCGAAGTATCCAGCGAGGTTAAGTGCGCGTCCCAGCGATCCAGTTTCCGCGAGTTCCAAAGCGTATTGCTTTGATTTAGACTCAGAGGATAAACCTGTAGTCCAAGGGTGTAAGTCAGCTTCAGTCCGATATAACTCAGTTTTAATAATATAGACATCGCAATTAGCGACAAGCGACTCTGCCAATATATGCGTTTTAATTCGATAGTCTGGATAAGCATTTATAAACTCCTTTAATCGGTCTTGCACTGATACATAATCATCAAGGTAATTCGACATTTAACTTCTCTCTCCCTGCGAAATCATTTATCGCATCTTCTAACTGTTCTTTCAATGAATAAAATGTGCCATCTGGCCAGTTCTGTGCTTCATCGGCGCAAGGCTGGCAATAAAACCTCACCTGTGCTTTGCGAAGCGGTGTCTCGCTTTGGACTTTCCAAACTGCTGGCGTCATTGCTCTTAAATCCCAGCCGTTCTTATTTGCTCCCCAGCGATATTTGCAGTAATCGCAGTATTGATTGGAATTATGATTGCGCGTCAAACTCAATGTCGTCCCAATCTTCTGGTGTAGAAAATCTGCATCGACCCAAGATAGCGGCGTATCCAATGAGATCGAGATACGAATCTTCGCGCTCTGGACTTTCCACCATTCTTGAGAGTTTTGTCGCAATAGCAATAAGTGCCAATTCAGATGGGTCTCTGAGCTGAATACCGAGAGCTCTCGCGATTTTGTAAATGCGTAGAAAATTGTGCCTCGGGTCGCCATACTCGATCCCTCTGTCGAATAAGGTAGCACCAGCTTCTTCAAGCCATTCACTTAACGATTTCTGTGTATCGGACACTTGACCTGCCTCTCTTATAGCCTTCATTAAAAGCTTTGGCTTTGGCTGAAGTAATCAAACCGCAGAAATAAAGGCCGATAAATGGAACTCCAATGATTATTCCGACTACTGCTTCATCAGATAAATTAGGCAACATCTGCGCTCACCCCATATTTATCTAACCAATATGCAGAGATTTCAGCCTTAGATAAACGGCCTCTCAGCTGCTTCTTGCCCATCCGCTCTTTAGCGAATCGCCTGATTATTGATCCCTTAACCCAATTTGTCTCATCAGTCCAAGCCCCTGCTTGAGAATCAAATCGAATAAGAGCTACTTTATTTACCATTTTGCTCCCGTTCTGTAATCCCTAAATGGATTAACGGGTTAAATGTATTTGATTAAATCTATTTAAACCAGCAATAGGTCGGCGAGTCGTATATCTAAAAAGCCAGCGAGTCGCTCATTGGTCGTTTTGTTGCCAAAGTCAGTAGTTATAGGCAACCGCTTTAAAGCCCATTCAGGCTCGTTTATAGCCCCTAAATCAAACTGATAGACCCCGTGAGGGGTTGAATTGATATAAAGGGTCTTAGCGCCCGTTCTAGCCCTTATATCGGCCAGATAATCCCACTTCTTCTTCTCAATCATCAAAGTATCGTAATGAGTCCTACGGCACTTAAGCTCAATAAAGGCGTTATGGGTTACGCCATCTGCTCGGTCGGTCGCTGATAAAGGCGTCAAGTCTGGATAAAGCGACTTGAGAGCCTCGAAGAGCTCAACCTCTCGAAAGTAGATTAGTTGTCCTCTTCTCCATCTTCCCAACCAATTTTCTTAATTGGGTCATCGGCAGGGACTATCCAATCGGGATAAGAGCTGCGATCCATTGCAAAGGCCAAGGCAGTTCCCTCATCCATCCCTGCTCTGCGACAAGCTTTATAAACTTCATTAGCAGCAATAGCCCAGAAATCAAGCTTTGTTAATGGGGTTTCTTTAGTAGTCCTGCGTCTCTTCGGACGCTTGACTGGCTTTTTACTTACGCGCTTTCGCGTTGCCATTTCTGACCCCTTTCGCTAGGGCCAATTCTAGCTGAGACTCCATTTTATCAAGGCGCGACACTATTGGAATATTCTCCAATTTAATTATGTAGCGAAGGCCAGCAATCAGTAGAGCAATAGATCCCAATACTGAGGCAACCAAGGTTGCGAGCTCGGGAGCTGCCATTACTTAATTCTGCCGTAACGCTCGTAATTAGGGTTTAGCCAATTGATGATGCTAGGCAAGACTGATACGAGAGCTGCATTGGCAATTGCATCGACATCTAGGCCGACTGCTAGATAGGTCGCTAGTGCCGTTGCTAGGAATGTCTTGGCCCAGCTCTCTGCTGCTTTCTTTAAGTCGCTCATTAGCTTCTCCTTCAAGGTTGAAATAACTGCCATCTTTGTCTCCCAAAGTTGTAAATGAAATATGGAAATGCGACCGATGAGGATTCGCGCCTTTGTAAGCTCTACGCTTCCATCCCAGTATCGGACTCATAATCTTGCCATCGTAGATTATATATTTAATTCGCTTATCGCCTTTCTTGGCTAACTTGCGAATCTTCTCAACTAAAGCGTAAGCCTCTTCTTTGTGAGCTGATAAGTCAGCATCAATATCTAAAGCTCTAACGATTCCATCGACTGGTATATGGTCAGAACTGCCTTTAGCAAGGTGGCGAGCATCAGCAATCCAGCCATCAGACTTCCTATCGCGATCAGGATAATCATCATCAATTTGCTCCCGAAGCTGAATACCAGCTGCGCATAATTTAGCCAAGGCCAAGCACTTTCAAATCATCTGCATCAAGTCCTAATGCTGCCAATTTGCTTTGTGCTAATTCTTTTTTAGCTTGTTGATCAGCAATTTTTTTCAGTTCTGCTGCCTTAACCTCTTTGATTGCTGCTTCTATTTCTTTTTCAGTTGGGGCATCACCATCAAGAACATCCCATTTAATGCTTGAGTAATCAGTTCCCTCAAAAGAAAATTGAGCAGTAGGTTTTAAGTATTGAATTGCTTTGCTCATATCTAATTCATTCATTATGCACCTATTTCCATCGCAATAATTACGCTAGTTGTTGATTCATACTGGCAAATGATTGAACCACTACTAGCAGTATTTTTAGTCCGACCTTGTGTTTTGTATGTTGTCGCAGAAGTAGTTGCTGGCGAATCAAGATAAACCAAACTGACTTGACTTTGCGCTTCGGTCTGATTTTCCGTTGCACTTGTATCATAAAGGAAAAACATATTGCCGCGATTTCCAAAATTATCTAAAATGGAAGTTGCGCCTCTTAAAAGACGGATGCCTGCTCCCGCCTCATTGTTTGATCTAGCCATATATGTTATCTGTGATACTAACAATAGAACTTTGCTAGATGCTGATGATGGTGTAATGCTTACGCTTAAACCTGTGTCTGTATAAGTTTCAGATGCAATAGTGGTAGCAGTTGAATAGGTTGCTTGAACTACCTGCAAAACTTTGCCACCAGCAGGGGTTGCCCATTTCAAACCAGTTGCGGTGCTTGAATCAGCGGTAAGAACTGTGTTGTTTGCTCCTACTGCTAATCGAGCTGGAGTGTCCGCTGCTGTTGCAGATATTAAATCTCCCTTTGCATCAAGAATTGATAATGGATCAGCGGCAGACCAAGTAAAATCTAAATCTGTATTTGATGCTTTGGCTAGCACTTGGCCAGTTGTTCCACCTTTTAAATCAAGAAATGAAGTATCAATTCCATTACCTAAGGTTCGAATGGCAGCTGCGCCATCCTTTACTAGATCTGTATCAGCTGGGGTTGTCCAGCCAAAATTACTTGTTGTTGGCATTTAGTCTCCTATGCAACTATTGTAGCGTTGAGCCAGTCCAAAGTCGGGCTTATTGTATTCCAAGTCTCGGTCGCTGGGACTGAGTTCCATCTGAACGCCTGAAGGCTAAAAGCGATAGGCGATACATTTAGAGTTAGGTTTAGCTGATTTAGGCTGGCAGTCCAAGTCCATCCTTCGACAAATCCTTGGAATTCACCGCCTACCATATTGGCTGGCAAATTGATGATATTAAGAGGCTGGCCCATAAATACGCCAAGAAGGTTATCTCGGTCTGAATTGTCGATTTCACCACTGGCTATTGGGAAGGTTATCTGCCTCAAGGCAAATTGAGGATAGGCGCGGATAAGTAGGTAGAAAGCTGCTTGGGCAGTTGCATCTCCTACATTTCGGAGAGTGGTCGATATGGTAGAAGCCAAAAGCCCATATTCAGATATTGATGCCAAATCTTCATCAGTTACTTCTGCGTTTCCAGTTCCATATCCAATAGTTATCGAATTCCTAACATCTCCAGCTCTTTTAACAATTGAAAGTCCAGGGCCAATTGAATCATTGCCATCTAAATCAACATAGCCGTAAGTCGCTAGGTATTCGGATCTATGCGTTGAATCTGCATAACCGATTCGGCCTTGATTATCCTCATATAAATATCCAAGTCCGCTAGTCGCAAAGCGAGAAGCAAGGTTATAAACTGTATCGTTTAAATTGTTTTCCGAATGAAGCTCGTAATCCCCCGGAGTATCAATCTCACCTAATCCGCTATTTTCTGCATCTTGCCATTGAACTAATGGGTCATAGGTATTCCAAGTCTCGGCTGCTGGAACTTCATTCCATTGGTCAAATAAAACTGTGCTGAGAAGTGCTTCGATTCTGTCTCCATCAAATTGATGAGCAAAGTTGCCAGTATAAATAGAACGATTAAGCCTAGCCAAAGCTCCTACGGCAGTTATTTTTATTTGCTGACTGGTGGCAGTTGAACCAGAAGTCTGAACGGTTATGCCAAGGTCGGTTATAAATCCACCAAATAAATTTACATAAGCATTGGCAGAATTTTTGACTTCGACTGTTACTGAGTCATTAACTTCAAATGGAACTGATGCCTTAGCAGTCTCAATCAAAGTTAAGCTGCAATAACCTGCTAGAGGCTGACTATAAATATCTGTTCGCCCTGAAGTAATGGTGAGACCGCTTAAGGTGGCGCTAGTTACTGTTGAGCCATTGACCTTGACTCTATAGACGGGACTCCAAGCGGTCATATTGCTAACTGATCTAGTGAGCCAGTCCGAGATTGACTTTCATTAAGCGCTTGAATAACTGATCTAGTAAAGCCTTCTGAATCTATGGCTGATGGAGCATTAACATTAATAGTAATGCCACCAGTAGTGGCCGTAGTTGCATTTGAGCCAGTAGTGCTTGCTAGTCCAGTAGTTGCAGTTACGACACCAGTTCCAGCAGCTGATCCTGTAAATGAATTTTGGGCTGGGAATGGAACGCAGTAATTAAGGCTTTGTTTGATAATCTCGCCATAATAGTTATATTCAACTAAGAATACTCCCTGACCAGATGGACATTCATTTGTCGGTCTAAAAATTGTTTCTGATTTCCACATTGTATTTCGGCGTTTATTCTCAGTAGCAGCATCTGCGGCTTCTGTTCCACCGCCACCGCCACCGCCACCGCCACCAGCTACGGGTCTGCCAAGTTCATCAACGGCCCCAGTTCCGCCAGCCATTAAGAATCCTGCATTGGTAAAACTTGTATTATTGAATGGATTAATTTTGTCTATAAATTTTGATAAAGGATTGTTTTTAATAAAATCTACAAACTTCTTATAAGCATCGTATAAATCTTTAAAGAAATTGACCGCTTTGCCTACAATATTGACCAAAGTAGTAAATGTCGTAATTATTCCGCTCAATCCAGTTTTTAAAGCACCAGTCAATATTGGGACAATATATTTATTTAAGAAATTCCAAATAGCAGTAAATTCTTCTTTGTTATCTTCAATTGCTTTGGTAAGCGGTTCAAATTTCTTTCGGATAGCTTCAACTGCTGGAGCAAGATTATTGTTAAACTTATCTAGTAAATTAGTCAGGATTGGAAGTAATCTGGCCCCGACCGATTCTTTAGCTTCGTCAAATGCGACTTGTAATCTCGCGACTTTGCCGCTAAAGGTTTCAGCTTGAATTGAAGCCTGACCGCCGAATGTCTCGGCTAGTTGAGCAGTAACATCATCGAAGCTCATTGACTTGAGCTCCGCAGCTGATAAACCAATACCTAAACGGCTTAAAGCTGAGGTATTGCCATCATAAGCCCTAGCTAATGACTGGCTTACTGCATCTAAATCTTTGCCTGATCCTGCTGCTATGTCTAAAGCGAGAGTCTGTAATTTCTGAGCTTCTTCAACATCATTTGTGGCTCTAACTAGTTTTTCAAACGATGGTCTTAATTTGTCGTCAGCAACACCAGTTGCTAAGGACATCTTTAAAATCTGATCTTCAACTGCTCTAATTTGCTCCCTAGTAGCGCCAGTTGTATTTTCTAAAGTAGTCGCTAATTTGGCTTGAGCCTTCTCATCTTCAATTGCAGCTTTAACGCCATCAACTAATAACTTGCCAGCATAGGCTGCCGCTGCTGCTGCTGCGACTGCAAAGGCTGCGGCTGCCTTCTTGCCAAATTCACCTAGCTTGTCCCCAAAGCCTTTAACCTCTTGCTCACCTTGGCCAAGTTTTTTCTTTAAATCATCAACATCAGCAAGAATGGATAACTTAAGCGTTCTATTGCCAGCCATTTGTTATCCCCATTTCTTTAATATTGTAGCGAAAGCTTCTTCCCATTTACGCACTAATTCAGGCTGAATTTTGCGAAGTGTCGGGTAGATAAAGTAGCCAGAATTGCCGCGTCCGCGACTGGGAGTTCTTCTGGGGAACTGGCGATAGCGGTTACTTCCAAACTCAAGACCTGCCCAGAGCTTCTGTGTTGTGCCGCCACCAGAAAACCTTTGAGATGCAAAGCCATATGAGAATTCGCCGATTTTAGATGACTTGCTGATTCGGACACCTTCGGCAACTCTCCGAACACCAGCACTCGCGACTGTTCGTCCCAGCGCGCTGACTTTGATTTCATTGGCGGCATAGGTTGCGAGGGCGCTACTTTCAGTTCTGGCTTCTTGAATTGCTTGTTCATCCATTGCTTTAAAGGCTTTGAGAATACCTGATAGCTCAGCGCGATCATAAGTAATCGGATCACTTGCCACCATTTCTCTCCTTCAATATCTCCAAAGCAGTTAAAACATCTTCCGCATCATCCCAATATTGTTTGGGAATTCGCGTCTCGATTGCTAGAAGCGTTAGAAGGTAATTTATGCTTCCAGCGGTGTGGCTTTTGGGTCTTTATTCTCCACATCGATATCGGCGACTGTTTCCATCCACACTTCGAAAGATTTAACTGGCTTGCCAGCCGATTCGCGTTTCATTGCGTTATATGCCAAGAACATAATGTCCCAGACACCGCCAATTTCGCTAATCGTCTTGCCAGTTGCCTTCTCCCATTTTGCATACTCTGGCGGTTGGGCAATATAAGTTGCTTGCTCGCCAGAATTATATTTAATTGTGATTTGCGATTTCATAGCTCCCGATGCTCCGATCTCTTAGCTAAAGGTCTCTGTTGGAGTTCCAATTACAGTCATTGTCCAAGTATCAGTTAGCGCCCCTGGAGCTGCGCCACCTGCTGCTGGAAAGACTGGCAATACTGTGAAGGCAAATACTGCGCCAGTTACGGCTGTAAATGAAACATTGAGCGGTGTGTTAGGTGCTGACTCAGCATCAGCCCACATTGCTTCGAATAGTGAGCTAGTAGCTCCCCAATCCTGTAGCAATTCAATTGTGAATGTCCATTGCTTATCAACGGACTTATAAGCGCGACCATCAAGGGTTTGATAGGTTTCAATAATTGTGTCGCAGCTTAGGACTGCGCTTGTTGCTTGAGCATCGTATGTAAATGTATCTAATGTAAAAGTTACATCGCGCCCAGTTATTACTGTGGTTGGCATTTGGGTCTCCTATGCGGTTTGCTCGTAGCGGACGCTCAAGCGTATGTCTGAAACTAGCAGGGTTGTAGTTCCTACTTCTGTTACCGATGGCCTTTCGACTACCGATAATTCATACTTGGAAGCGTTTAGCGCTCCAAGAATACTGATGATTAATTGCTCTAAATTATCAAGAGCAGCGGCGTTGCTGAAATACGCAACGCAAGCAGTTATGGTGTAATTTAATTTGACGCGAATAGTTGTTTTTCCTAAAACTTCAAGTTCCATATAGGGCGAGTCTGGAATTACGACAATTGCTGGAACGATTGGCGCTTCTGGAACTGAGTCATAGATATTAGCGGTGCATCCTGCTAAAGCGGTTTTAAGCGCGCCTCTAACATCTGTGGCAATTGTTGATGCTGGCATTAGCCCACCATAGTTTCAACATCAAGATAAGGGCCAAGTAAGCCAGTTACTTTGGCAAGTAAATTCTTAGATAGGCGGTAAGGGGTAACTGCAAAATCTACGCCTTCGATTGATCCACCAGCTGCTGTTCTTGATTGGAAGATTTCAACGGAGATAGCCAAAATAGCAGCTTCAGCATTGGGGTTTCCGACATAGGTCGATAATCCAGATAGCGCAGCGTTTCCTGCTGGGATAATATTTTTTTCCAATATGTCTGCATTGGTGATAGCGACTGTAAATACATAATCGGTAATTTCGTCATCGGTTACTGTGTGAGTGCCGTTAAATGGTGATCCGCAGCCAGTAATAATTACGGATTGGCCTTCGGTAAATTCGTGAATTGTTGCAGTCTCAAAATAAGCGACATTACCGGTCAGCTTTACTTTGTTAATTTTGCTTTGAAAAGTAACTAACATTGGCAAGACTAGATTCTCAGACGCATCGACAATATCGCCTAGATAAGCATCTGAATATAGGGATGACGAAACGCCAAGAATCGTCCTAAGCTCGGTGGCCGTAACTATTGTTGGCATCTCGTCATCCTTTCAAGCAGTTAGGTGAGCGGCCAGCTCGGGAGCGGACTGGCCCTCACTATTAGGGGTTTTATCAGGTCTTGTTGATCTTAAATGCACCAGCGCCAATTTTGGTGGCAATGGCGTAGTAGCCATATAAAGATACATAAATCTCGCCGCTACCAATTACATCAGCGCGCAACTGGAATGTTGGGCTTTCGTAGAATGTATATGCAGCTGGATTGACGATGAGCATTGAGCCATCTGTATCAGTTGTAGCTGCTGTGT